AGATTCAAATCCTTTTGATTCAACTTCTACTGATCCACCACCAGATGGAACATCATAGCTTTTGCCCATAATATCAAAAGATATTGGAACTGAATGTCCAGAACTAACTAAAGTTATCTTGCCGTTTTTATCTTTATTGATTGATATTTTGATTTTATCTTCAGCATAAGAAGATTGAATTAAAATTGCGGCTAATAGTATATATATTAATTTTTGCATAAATTTGTTTTTAATCTTACTTCTTTTATCATATATCCTACTGATACATAGATTGCTTCATTGTAAATTGGATTAGATGGTTTGTGGCTATTTAAATTTAATATCCATTTATGAGATTCTAATCCTATTGGCTCAATACCTTTGGTAAAGCACGAAGCTTCTTTTGTAACATATACAAACTCTAATCCAGATTTTTCTATATCTTCTTGTAGTGTAGACTCAGGCATATAAGCTAAACAAAAAAGAAGACCTGTTATAAAAATGCTAAATGTATAATAAATTTTATTCATTGTATTATGAAAATTGAATATCTTCCATGGCCCAAGCATTGATAATAGTATCTATAATTTTCTTCGCCATTTTTATATACCCCAAAAATATCATCTTGAAAATATTCTTTTAATGATACTGTTTGATGATCTCCAACATTTTTATTTATCCAATTAGATACTTCTTCGACATCTCCTTCAAAGACTACTTTTTTTCCATGAGTTGCGTATTGCATTTTTCAACTCCAGCTGCAGTTTGAATATCTAAATTATTTTTATTTTGCTTCATTACTATTGATCCTATCATAGTTAATACTAAAATACAAGCAAAAACTAATCCATAATGTGTTTTTTGTTGAGTTTTCTTTTTGGCCCTATATTGATGAAAATTACTTATAAAATCTTCTGTATCCCTTTTGGATGGAAGGCTCTTTTCATAATTATTCAATAATATATTTCTCAATTGATTATCCATTTCTATTTATTCTATGACAAGCAAGTAAAGAAATCAAACCTATTCCAAATAATTGAAGAGCTGATGGTTCTGGAATATTGGAAACAACACTAACTAGTCCATCTGTTGTAAAAGAGGTCGTGTCCCAAACTAATTCATTTGAACTTAAAGTTGGTAATGCAATATCTAGTCTTGTTATATCAAATCCAGTTGCATCAATACTTCCAAAATTAAATAGATCATATGAATCTCCAATGGTATAATTATAATTATCTAATACTTCAAATGTAAAGTTTGTATCTGCTCCAAGAGTTAATAAACTACTTACATCTATTGCATCGTAAGTAATACCTCTAGAACTTGGCGCACCTAACTCAAAAATAAAATTACCATTACTTGCATCTAAACTATTCATGCTTAATAAGCCAGCGCTATTTCCTGCTGATATAGTGCCACCATTCAAAAGTACTCCTTGTAGTGAACCAGATCCACCCAATAAAGCTCCATTGTTTACTGTAGTCAGAGGACTTTGCAAAGAACCATTCACTATTAATGTTCCTCCTCCAACGACAGTGTCTCCATTGTATGTGTTCGCTGCTTGTAATGTTACTTTGCCTGTGCCATCTTTTCTTAATCCTCGTACACCAATGCCAGTGTTGAATAATGATCCATTGAATATGAAATCACCTTGACCACTAATTACGCTAATGTCTGAAACAGTACCACCAACGTCCATAGTTCCATCAAACTGCACTAGCAAATTAGTACTATTATTAAACAATCTTCTGCCTCCTCCTGAAGCTGCAGATGAAGTTAATATATTAGCAGTATTGGTAAATTGTAGTAACGTCTTACCTTCGCCACGATTTGTAAAATTTATGTTATTACCTTGGTATTGATTCATAACAAAAGTTGTAACAGCGTTTGTATCATTTCCAATAAGATCTAATGTGCCCATGGTTGATATGCTAGTTGAACCTTTTAAACTATTGAGATTAGATAATCCGTTGGTAGTGTTAATTCTTAGTATTGGCATATTAGTTGTTCCACTAGCTCCACCCAATGTTATCAAACCTTGACCAAAGCCAGTTCCACCATTTACATTAACTGTACCACCTCCTGTTATATCAAAACCACCACCAAGGGTGTTAGTACCATTAAATGTAACACTACCATTTCCTGTATATATAACTTTACCAGCAGTTGACAACCCTCCTTGTCTTAATTCTTTGTTGAATGTGAATGAACCATCTCCTGCTAATGTAAGAGTTCTGGATGTGCTAGAAGAAGCAGTAGTGAGTGAAGCTGTATTATTAAATACCAATGCTCCTCCTGCAGTTTGAAACCACGTGTTGCTATTGTTAGCGTTTTCTAGCAATATGTTAAATGTTTGGGTAGCTATAGAGTTGTTGGTTATGCCTCTGCTAGTTGATAATGTTTGACTACCATTGAAGCTGTTGATGTTATATGGATTTGCATTGGTTAAGAATGTTATGTTCTGTGCAGATCTGGTAGAAGTTAATACAACAGTATTGTTACTTGCTCCAAAATTGCCAAACTGAATTTCATCTGTTGTAGTACTAGAACTAGTAGATGTAGGTTGTACTCCATTAGTCCAACTTGTTGGAGATGTCCAGTTTGTGCCAGTATTATTCCACAAGAAAATAACCGCTTGTGAATTAGCAGTTAGTGTTATTGCTGTTAGTATTGTTAGTATTATTTTTTTCATTTTATTTTTTCCTTAACGCTCTTAATCCAAGTAGTAATCCACTGCCTAATAATAAAGTTGAAACTACTGATGGTTCTGGAACAATTTGTAAAGTCATATTATCTACATTAATTGATCCAGGGCTATAATTTTGTTGAGTAATTTCTAAACCAAATTGAGCGACAGATACATCATTTGGAACTATTACTGTAAATTCTCTATAAGTCCAAGTGTCGAGTGGAGTATCTTTTAATGATAAAAATACAGATGCCCAATCATAATAGTATGAATAATCTTGATTAAAAAATTTAGCATACATTAAAACATCTGTAGTTGCTGCAATTGGATCATAACTAGAAACATATACATCCATAGAAAATTTAAGTTCTTTACTTTGGATATATGGAATCCAACCATTTTCTATATCATACCAATCGTCATATATATAACCATTAGATGTTGTTACATCTCCTGGACTCCAATATAAGGGCCACATTTTACCTAATTTAGAACCACCTGGAGCTACTATATAAGTTCCATCTGCACCAGTAGGTGGCGCTCCATATATTGTATCTCCAGAATTTAATACTGATATATTTGCAGATGGATAAGCACTAAATCCAGTCCATGTATCGTCTTCAAAATCCTCAACGAAAAGTATTTCAGATTTTAATGATGCTATAGGCAATAAAAAAACCGCAATTAATATTGCGGCTTGGCTTCTTAGTAACCCTTTTAGTAGGTTTATTTTCATGATATTAGTTTACTCCTTTTTGTTTTCATCTAAATGTATAGACACCTCTTTATATGAATTGTTCATTTTATTTTTCTTTGTTTTTTGAACGTATGTCCAGTCATTTAACATGAAATCCTCTATTACTATTATAGGGTAATTTTTGTTAATATGCAATTTTATTTTTTCTTTGTATTTTTTTCTATCTCCAATTTGGCATATAGGAGATGTACCCCAATTAGGATCATACATCCATAAGTTATTATTATATTCAAAAACACAAACTGCATGACCAAGGATAGCTTCCTTATCGTCTTTATAACCGAAAGTAAAACCATAAACACTATTCCAAGAGTCTGAGGTAGTTACTAAAAGAAGATTGCATCTAGAAGCATAAATCATTGCATCAACAAAGCAAGAATTAGGAAGATTTGTTATTGAGTTATATTTTTTTAATTCAAAACCAATTTTTAAACAAGAGAGCCAAGATACGATTAATGCAAGCCCAACTAATAATGTTTTTGTTTTCCAATTCCAAAGTTTATTTAGTTTGTCTATCATCCAATCTGCATTTTAAATAAAGATCTTTACGAGCCATTTGTACTATTTACACCATATTCATAATTATCAGAATCTTCGGTAATCCATTTTGGACTGTTTTCTGAAGTATAAATATGAGAATTTATCTTTCTTTGTAATATTAATTCATTTGGTTTTGTTGCAAAACTTGGATCAAATACTCTAATTCTATTATTGGGTTGTATTGCAAAATTACCATTATCAAGCTTTATAACATGACCCGCTTTGTGCTGATCTGGTTTTTCACTAAATCCAAAATTTAATTCATTATAATCACTATGCGCCCAATCAAGAGTAAACAAATAACGCCCCATGTATTCTTTGCCACTTCTTCCAGTATATTTTACTACTTTATTTTGTAATAAATAAAAAGTTGTTACAGCTATATGATAACTAAAACTATCCCACAATTCTAATTCATCTAATTCCATATCTGGTGCATCTTCTTTAGAGCAAAACGAACTTATCGGAGCATGCCACCAAATACCACCATCTTCCATAAGAAAATTAAAAAGTGGAACTTGACTTGGCAAACTTGTAACACCAAAAATTAAACATTTATATTTTTTATCAAAACTATCTTCTTGATTTCTAAGAAAATTACCACGCACGAAGCATTCGATTGGAGGTATGTTAGTATTTAAAAAACTCATAATTTCTCTATATAAGATTACACCGTGTAATAACTTTTATAGCTTAAATAAGGAAAGCTACCTAACATTAACTATGAAAAAAACATTCAAAATAACAGATAGAAATATATTCGAAGGCGAAAAAGCAAATCCACAAAACTGTGCAATTGCTAAAGCCATTAAAAAAGAAATGAAAAGTAAAATACAAGATGTTTCCGTATTACCTTCTCATGTGACTCTTAGAATAGACAACAAAATGTTTATTGCTGAAATGCCAAAATATGGTGCAAATTTTATAAAAAGATTTGATCATGGCCAAGCAGTAAACAATTTTAAATTGAATTTAAATTTCAAAAAAGGTTACGCTTTAGTTTAATTATTTTATTCTTAAAGAATAAAATGGTTATTTAAGATATTTGGGGTGTAATTATAGGTAGTAAGTTTAATGTCTAAAAAAAATAAACAAAAAGAAGACAAGTCAGTTCCTGTTCCTCAAAGAGATAAAATTGAAGGTTTCTTAACTATTCGCGAATTACAATGGACAGATAATCAAAAGAAGTTTATTCAATTACTTCAAGATAAGAACACTAAAATGGTTTTCTGTAAAGGCCCAGCAGGAACAGCCAAAAGTTTACTTAGCGTATACGCAGCTTTAAACGCAATTAATAGCAAAAAGATTGGTGAAATATTCTATGTTCGTAATCCAGTAGAAAGTTCTTCTCATAATTTAGGATTTCTTAAAGGTGATCTTCATAGTAAATTAGATCCTTATCTTCAACCTTTAATGGATAAACTTTACGAATTACTTCCAAAAAATCAAGTAGAAATGTTATTGAAACAAGAAAGAGTAAAGGGATTACCAGTAGGATTTCTTCGTGGGTTAAGTATTAATGCCAGTTATATTATATGTGACGAAGCTCAAAATTTAAGTGTTCATGATTTATTATTAATCACTACAAGAATGGGTAGGTTCAGTAAATTGATATTAATTGGAGATATTCGTCAAGCAGATATTAAAAATAGTGGTTTTGAAAAAATATACAATTTATTTGATGATAAAAAAAGTAACGATAAGGGAATATGCACATTTAAATTTGGCAGAGAAGATATCATGAGAAATGATATTTTAGCTTATATTATAGAAAAATTTGAAGAATTGAATTAATAATGTTTTGAATTTTATCAATATATATAGTATAATATATATTATGTTAAAGATATATTGTCAAGATTGTGGATCTCCTACCTCATATACTAGTTTAAAACCTAAATTTTGCAGTTCATGCGCGAAACCATTTGATAAAAGTATTGTAGTTAATAAAGTCCAAATGGAAAAACCTACATTTACAAAACCGCAAAATATTAAAAAACAAGTTAAATCAAATGTAGACGACGATTATGACTATGATAATGAAGATTCGGATAATATTGATTATGTTCCAGATATAGATAAAATTGATATAGAAATAAGTGAAGTAAAGCCAAGAAAAATTAAACTTGGAGACATAGTTAATAACCTTACAGAAGAAGCATTTTCTCAAGTAGAAAACTCAAAGCCGATTAAAATGAAAAAGAGTAAAAATACACAAAAGAAAAATCAAATTAAAAATTCAAAATTTTTAAACGAATTTAAATCAGAAGCGGGTACTTTAAGACCATCTAATAGAAGAAATAGGAAAGAAATAGATGGCTAAGAAAACAAAGTTTGAAGATAGAATTGATGAAATAAACACTGAAATTTTAAAAAGAAAAAATAAGTGGAACTTAACAGCTATTGCTTGGATGGATTTCGCAGATGTTTCTCAAATTTTAAGATTTCATATTTATAGAAAATGGCACTTATATAATCCAACAAAACCATTAGCTCCTTGGGTTAATCGTATTATAAGTAATCAAATTAAAAATTTAATACGAAACAATTACAGCAACTACACTAGACCTTGCCTTAAATGTTCTGCAGCAGAAGCAGATGATGGCTGCGCAATTTATCAAAAACAATGTGCGAATTGTCCACTTTATGCAAATTGGTCTAAGAGTAAAAAAAATGCGCATGATACTAAATTAACTTTAAGTCTAGAAAATCATGTTCAAGAAATACATGAGATTCCAAATGAAAATTTTAATATTGAACAAAGCGTTTCAAATACTCATAGAAAAATGGAACAAGTTCTTAAGCCTATAGAATGGAAAGTATATACTTACCTTTATATAGAAAATAAAAACGAAGAACAAACAGCAAAATTAATGGGTTATAAAACTACAGAAAAGAATAGAATGGCAGGATATAAGCAAATTAAAAATATCAAAAAAGCAATCATAACAAAAGTAAAAAAACATTTATATAATGGAGATATTGATATATCATGAGTGAAGATATTCCAATTCTAACAGAAGAACAACAATTAAAACTATTAAATGAATGGAACAATCGCACAGATAATCCACCATCATTAGTAGAATTAGTTCAGCTAGCTTTTGGAAGAGATGATTTAGATGGCAGAAGCAAAGAAGGAAAAGCTGTTAAAAATTTTTTAGCCAGTAGACAAATTAAACCGAAAAAAAGCCACGAATATCAAGCCAAGGGTCTTCTGGAATTATCAATAGAACAAAAAGAATATATTAGTAATAATTGCCATACAATGACAGGGCTTGAAATGTCAAAGATATTATTTAAAAATGAATCCTTAACTAATTTGTGCCAAGAAACTAGAAGTGTTTTAGAATATATGAAAAATATTCCTAGTAATATAAAATTTAATAACGCAGAAAATGAAAATGCGTCTACAGAAGGATATAAACCTCCTCGTAGTGAAGAAAGAATGATAGTTAAAATTAATAAATATGTTTTAGATGGTATTGATAAAAATAAACTTACACATAAACATAAAAAAGAAATTAATTCACTGATTAGTTATATGAATACTCATAGATTCATTCATCAAATGAATATTTATGATAACGAAGCTGATAGAGAACTTTTTGAAAGTAGTTTTGTTAGATATACTTATGATAAAGGTGATCTTTCTCAAGAAGAAGTCGATCAATATATTGTTCTTTGTACAGAAGTAGTTATATCTTCAAATATTCAGCAAACAATTAACGTACTACAACATCAAATTGAACTTTCCATGCAAGAAGACGGCAAGATCCCAATGGCTCTTGTTGAAGCTAGCAGTACGGCTAGAAAAGAATATAATGATTGCGTAAATCGTCAGCAAAAATTAAATAATGATCTTAAGGTAAAACGTAGTGATAAATTAAGCAAGCAAGTAAAAGAAACCGCATCAGTTATAAATCTTGTTCAGATGTGGAAAGAAGAAGAGAGTAGAGCTAAACTTTTAAAGATGGCAGAAATGAGAAAGAAAACTATTGAAAAAGAGATAGATAGATTATCTACAATGGAAGAAATAAAATGCAAGATATTAGGAATCTCTAGAGATGAGATTTTAAATGGATGAGCGTAATATGCAAAGTAGATGGTAAAGAGTTCAAAGATGAAAAAAGTCTTCATCTTGCGCTTAGAGGATATGGTTTAAATAAAGAAAAATACTATCATACTTATTTTCCTAAAAAAGATTTATTAACTGGCGACATTATCTTATTTAAAACAAAAGAACAATATTTAAATAGTGATTTTAATGATAAGAATAATATGAAGAAATGGCTAAAGCAACAGCCATTAGCAGAAGCTCAAGAATATTGCAAGAACCTTTTGATAAAAAGAAAAAGTGAAAAGAACTTAATATATTCTCCAACTCAAATAGAACTTAGAACAATAATGAGTCCATCTATCATTTCTTACAATCAAATATTTGATGATTATTATCAATTATGCTCAGAAGTAGGATTAGAGAATAAATATATTCACCCAAATGCTATAACAGATCAATTTGAAAATAAATTATCTTCACAAGATACTATTTTCGTAGATACCAGAGAACAAAATTGGCTTAAATTTAATATACCATTTGAAATTAAGACTTTATCTTTTGGTGATTATGCTTGCAGTAATGATAATTGTGGATGCTACATAGAAAGAAAAAGCCTAAGTGATTTTATTAGTACTTTAAGTGCAGGAAACTTTGACAGATTCAAAAATGAGATAGATAAGTCGCGTAAAAATAACTGCAATCTTATAGTTATTGTAGAAGAAAAGCTAGCTAATGCTTTGAGCTTTCAATATCTTCCTCATATCAGCAAAAAGATTAAAGCCACTCCAGAATATATCTTTCATAATGTAAGATCCCTTATTCAAGAGTATAGTAATCTACAATTTTTATTTGTAGATGGCAGAGAAGAGATGAAAAGAGCAATTGAATCTATATTTGCAAGTAAATGTTTTTATAGTAAAGTAGATCTTCAATTAGCTTATGATATGAAACTATTATGATATACTGTCCAGATAAATACATTAGAGAAGTTAAAGATATTAATGCTGAATTGGCAGAACTTAAGGGATATCTTAATGATAAAGAAGCTAAAATTAGTTTAGCAAAATTTATTAGAGCAAATCTTGGGTTTACAACTGAACTTATTAGCGGAGTAAAGCTAGCTCCTTATCAAGAGATTCATCTTAAAGCTTTGATGAATAGAAATTTTAATATGTGCGTGTTTGGTCGTGGTTGTGGTAAGTCATTTATTGCTGCAGTGTTTTGCTTTCTTCAGTGTGTATTTGAACCAAATACTAAAATTCTTATAGCTGGTCCAACATTTAGAACTGCTAGATTTATCTTTAATAATCTAGAAAAGATAGTTGAAAGTTCTGGTGCTGAATTACTTGCTCAATGTTTTGGAGCAAAAGCAAAACGTAATGATCAATTTGAATGGCAAATTAATGGTGGAAGTATAGTAGCTATTCCTCTAAACGGAGAAAAGATTCGAGGATTTCGAGCAAACATTCTTGTGCTTGACGAGTTTCTTTTACTTCCAGAAGAAATTATTAAAAACGTATTAATGCCATTCTTAGTAGCTCCACAAAACATCAAAGAGAGAATGGAGATACGAGAATTTGAAGACAAATTAATTGAAGAAGGTTTAATGAAAGAAGAAGATAGAATGGTATTTGAAAATACAAGTAAAATGGTCGCTCTATCTTCTGCTAGTTATACTTTTGAAAATCTTTATAAAACATATTCTGAATGGTGTACAAAAATTTTAGAAAAAGAACAAGGCGAAGCAAAATACTTTGTAAGTCAATTAAGTTATGAAGCTTTACCAGAAGAAATGATCGATAAAACAATTATTGAAGAAGCTCAAGCTGGCGGATCAAGTCATAGCAGTTTCCTTAGAGAATATTGTGCTCGATTTACGGATGGCAGCGATAGTTATTTTAATGCAAAAAAGATGGAAGAATGTACTTTAAAATTAGGAGAAAAACCCCATACTCTTTTAAAAGGTGAATCTGGAAAAAAATATATTCTTGGAATCGATCCTAATATGAGTGATAGTCCAAACGCAGATTATTTTGCTATGGCAGTACTAGAAATAGATGAAGAAACAAAAAGCTGCAGCCTAGTGCACACTTATGCTGGTTTAGGCAATTTGAAAAATCATGTTGCATATTTTCATTATATAATGACTCATTTTAATATTATATTTATCATACTTGATAATGCTGGTTCTGATGTATTCTTATCTAGCTGCAATGAGTCTGAATTATTTAAAAAAGATAAATTAAATATAAAATTATTGGATTTTAATTCAGATTTAGAGGGTCTAGATTACGATTTAATGATTAAGGAAGTCAGAAATAAGTATAATTTACATGATGGCAGAATAGCAGTAAATCAAGTATTTACAAGTAATTTTATTAGAAAAGGTAATGAACATTTACAAGCTTGCATTGATTATAAAAAAATCTGGTTTGCTTCAAATACAGGTGGACATGAAGATTTCTTTAATAAAGTAATGAATAGTAATGCTAATTTAGCATCAATTCGCACAGAAGATAAAAAAGATTGGACAACTTTAGATTTTATAGAAAATCAAGATGACTTTATATATCAAACCAAGAAACAATGTGCTTTAGTTGAATATACATCTACTAGCCGTGGTAATCAAAACTTTGATTTACCTCAACATTTAAAAAGAAGCGCTTCTGCAAATAAAGCTAGAAAAGATAATTATTCAGCTTTAATGCTTGCAAATTGGGGTTATAAATGCTATAATGATATTATGTCGCAACCAGAAATATTAGAAATTCCAACTTTTTCGCCTATAATGATTACATAAAGTGTAATAATTTAAACAAATGTCTAAAAAAAATCAAAATAAATCAAAAAAAGCTAAAAATAGCGATATACAACCATTAATGGTATCTCAAGCTAGTACTAATAAAATGTACGAAACAAAAGCTTCTGACGATACTAGAACAAGAAGAAATTTATCTGGAAATATCACAAGAACCGAAAGATATAAAAATATTGATGATGGATTAATTCCATTTAAATATTCTACTGGTATTAAAGGTAGTTCTAATATTAATATTAGAGATGCAGTTATTCTTTGTCAAAAATGCTATTATAACTTTGCAATTTTCCGTAATACTATTGATTTAATGACAGAATTTAGTTCAAGTCATATATATTTTCAAGGCGGAAGTCAAAAAAGTAGAGATTTCTTTTCTGCGCTTTTTAAGAAGATAAACATATCAGATTTACAAGATAAATTCTTTAGGGAGTATTATCGTTCTGGTAATGTATTTCTTTATAGATTTGATACTCAAATTCAAGATTCTGATTTAAGTAAAATTACTCAAACATTTGGTTTAACAAGTAAAGCTTCTGTAAGCTTACCAGCAAGATATATAGTTTTAAATCCTGCTGATATTCAAATTGGTGGAAGTATTAATTTTGCAGTTGGAAGATATTATAAAATTTTAAGTGATTACGAATTAGAGAGATTAAAGAACCCAAAAACAGACGAAGACAAGGAAGTGTTTAATAGTTTACCAAAAGAAACTCAAAATCTAGTAATGCAAAAAGGCGTAGGAGTGTTGAGTATTCCTCTCGAAAGAGATAAGATTGCAGCTGTATTTTATAAGAAACAAGATTACGAACCATTTGCTGTGCCTATGGGATTTCCAGTATTAGAAGATATTAATTGGAAAGCTGAGATGAAAAAAATGGATATGGCTATCACAAGAACCATGCAACAAGCTGTTCTTTTAATTACCATGGGAGATACTCCTAATAATGGTGGCATTAACCAAAAAAATCTTGAAGCTATGAGAAGTCTTTTCGAAAATCAAAGTATTGGTCGTGTTCTTATTGCTGATTATACAACTAAAGCTCAATTTGTTATACCAGAAATTGGCAATCTTATTGGTCCAGAAAAATATGAAGTTGTAGACAGAGATATTCAAATTGGATTAAATAATATTCTTATTGGTAGTGAAAAATTTGCTAACACTAGCATAAAGGTTCAAGTATTCATGGAAAGACTAAAGCAAGCTCGTCAAACTTTTATTACTGAATTTTTAGTTCCAGAAATACGCAGAATAAGTAAAGATCTTGGATTTAAGAATTATCCAGAACCAGTTTTTGAAGATATTGATCTTAAAGATGATGTGCAATATTCTAGAATATTCAATAGATTAATGGAACTTGGAATCTTAACGCCAGAAGAAGGACTTAAAGCTATTGAAACTGGGAGACTTCCTACTAACGAAGAGTCTCTCGAATCACAACAAAAATATAAAGATTTAAGAGATCAAGGATTTTATCAACCATTAATTGGAGGAGCTCAAGCTGGAGGTGCTGGTAGACCAGCTGGATCAACTGGAATTCCTCAAAGTACTAAAAATGTCAAACCAATCGGTCAAGGACAACAATCAAAAGCTTCTATTGAAGAAAAATATAGCGTATTAAAAATTAAAGAAAATCTTTCTAAAGCTCAAAAACTAGAAGAAGAAGTTGGCGCAAAACTCAGAGAAATGCATAATATTAAAAAGATGAGCAATCAACAAAAAGAAATAGCAGAACAAATTTCTCATATTATTATTGCCAACGAAAGTCCAGAGAATTGGAATGATAAAATATCAGATTACATTTCTAATCCAGTAGACACAAATGAAACAGCAGTAAAAGAAGTTCAAGAGATCGCTTATAATCACCAACTTGATAGTTATATCTCAAGTATATTGAGACACAGTAAAGTTTAAATTTAAATTAATTTAAAATTTTATCTGTAAGATTCTATATAAACACCATTAATATCAAGCGCGATTCCAGTAACGCTAACTATATTTGTATGATGTAAACTTAAATTTGGAGCCATCATTGTTCCTAATGCTGGTAAATTAGTTGTTGCATAATATCCAGTTGCGAAAGTATTGCCACTATTGGCTATATTCACATGAAAGCCTACTCCACTTGAAGGCATAGCATACATACTAAATTCAATAAAATTACCACTTTTATTTGTGCAATCATAATTTACAAGTGGAACTTTAGTACTATTATTAGATCCACTATTATGAAGGAAAGACCAAGTTCTATCTCCACTATCAAAACCAACTCCAAGCATATCTACATTTCTTGTGCTAGGGTTACTAGTTAAAATATTCGCACCAGTTAAACTTGTGACTCCAATAAATCCTCGACTTCTTCCAGATATAGCCCCATCCATTTCACCAATACCAAATCTAGATTTAAAATAAAATCCACCAAATCCACTTCCTCCGCGCATCCATTGAGGTTGCCCATCATCTCTGAAACCAACTGCTTGATTTGTTAGAGTTGTAGCGTAACCAATTCTTTTTGTAGCAGCATAAAAACTAGATGCAGTTATATTTCTAGCTGTTACTGTTCCTAAAGGATTTAAGTTTCCAAAACCAAAATTATCAGTTGATGTAACTCCATTTTTTGCATATAAATGGACTATACTATTTTTATCTATAAAGCTTGGTTGATATGCAAAAGTAACACCAGAAAATTCACTTTGAGCTAAAATTGGTCGAGTTGAATTTGCTCTTAGATGCAATAAAGCTTCACCAGTGGTACCACTATTTATAACAACTGGAGAATTATTTAATCTGATATAACTTCCAGATAGAGTATCTAAGTAACCCGTAGACCAACTTAAAGTTGAACTTCCAAGATTTCTTGTTTTATCTGTTGAAGGTTCAAGGTTTGTATTAGCTCTTCCATTAAAAGAGACAGTATCTGTATTTGTGTCTCCTAAAGTAGTATTTCCATTCACAGTTAAAGCTAAATCTACTATTAAATTATCATCTGTTTTTAGGGTATCTGCTGCAGAACGATAAAGGTTAGTGTCTCCAATTGTCATTCCAACATTAACAGCGGTATTATTTAAATGTAATGTATTTTTTCCACTATTTGCTGTTGTAGAAAGCAAACTATCAGTTTGTAATACGCCTGCACCACTTCGATAAAGGTTTGTGTCTCCACCGATGGTCATTCCAACGTTTGCTGTAGTATTGGTTAATTGAAAAGTTGTTTTTCCACCGTTAAATGTTGAAGCAAAATTATCATCCGTGTTTAATTGATTTGCACCAGAACGATAAAGATTAGTATCTGTTGCGATAGTTATTCCAACATTAGCAGTTGTATCAGATAAATTTAAAGTATCTTTTCCATAATTACCACTAACTACAAATCTTAAATTAGATACCCAACCACTATTAGGAAGTGAAGTCTTATATACTAAATGTTTATCAGTTACGCTTCTTGTAGTATCTGTAGTTGTACTTTTTACTATCAATCCACCAAAATCTGCTCCAGTATCATCAGAAAATGCAACAGTAGTATAATTTCCTCCACCAATTGGAATACCAGTTTGCACATTAAGTTCAATAGATTTATCTTCTGCAATAATTTGAGATACAGCAAATTGAGCAGTAGTTCCATAAACATTTAAATTTCCAGTAACATTAAGATCACCATTAACGTATCCAGTACCATCTAATCTAAAATTTCCACCACTTACATGCAATAATTGTACTGGATTAATAGTTCCAATACCAATTTTACCTTGGTTATAAGCCGTACCCTCTACTCTATAATAATTCTCATGATATTCTGGAATATAAGACATAGTTACCTTTTACCTTTCATTTTATTACACCAAGAACCAGCCACTTCCATTACTTAAAAATTCATAACTAGCAAATCTTTGATCTATCATAAATCCTGTAAAGAATAAATCTATTTTTTCATTAGGTCTAGAAAATATCATAATATTACCTTTTCCTAAATTTTTAACAGTATATAATACTCCACTATTTTGAATAACTGGAGGTAAATATAAATTAGTAGTTTTCATTATTGGAGTATTGACCAAAGTATATCTACCAGTTATAATTGCTGAAGTTAGAGTACCATCTAAGAAAGTTGTTGCTATTCCACCTATTCTTCCTATTTCATGAGGTTGATAATCAAAATTACAATTTCCATTACAAAAATCTGGTTGTGCAATTGCACCATCTTTTACTGATGCATTTGATATATATCCATTATCATAACCACCTAAATGAGTTACTGTTGGACTTCCTGGGGTATCCCATCCAAGGTCTAAACCAGTTGGTCCCCATAGTCCAACTTTATGAATATAATTTACTCCATCGGTTCCAATTATATTTTCTGTTGAATTTGAATATGGATTTGATGTATTATCACAACTACCTCCTAAATTAGAAGGAGCATAACACCACATGCTGCCATCTAAATTTCTAGTAAATGCTTCTTGAAATATTCTTCCTGGTAAAAATTGTCCATCTTCTCCAATTCCAGTAGAAAGAATTAAATCTCCATCTATTTTAAAGTTTCCACCAGATACTATTGCTCTGATGTCTCCAGGTTGATCAACTTGAGATGGATTATCTCCAATATTATTATATTCATTTTTGTCATAAAATTTAAAGTATCCACCTTGTGTTGCATCAAGCAAAACATTCCCACTTCTGACATGAATTAATTCTTGAGGATTTTCAAAAGGTGCCCCAAGTTGAGTTCCAACTCCAATATTTCCATTAGATAAAATTGTTATTTTTCCAACATTACTAACACCAATTTGCATGGCGCCATTCATATCACTATTTTGTAATTTATATCCACCATTACCAAGTAAAGGTAAAGTTATACCATTTCCAATTATAGTTGAATTATTAGAATAATTTAAATTATTACGCCCAATTATTGTATTAGAAGATAATGCTGGTCCAACTAAATTTGTATAACCCAAAACACAATTACCTGTTGAATCAGTATAAATATCATTTAATTTTCCTAAGATATAATTATCATCAGTATTTCCAGAAGATCTATTTAATAAACCAAAAATATAATTGTTCGTTGAACCAGTATAAATTTGATTTGATTTTCCTAATGTATAATTATAATTTGATAAATTATAATTTCTATTTAATTCCCCTAGAATATAATCATTCGTGGAATAATTTTCTATAGAGTTAGATCTTCCAACAATATAACTATTATCTGTATCAGTATTTAAAAGATTTCTTTGTCCAAATATATAACCACTGGTTCCAGAATTATCATTATCATATCCAAAAATATATCCTCTTTCTCTATATGCATTATTTCCCTCTCCGACTACAAAGATTTTTTGATTATAAATATGATTTAATCTTCCAATTATAGAAGCTTCATTACTATTTATATCTGCAGTATTATCTTTTCCAACAATTAAAACTTTCCAACCTTTATTTGTATTATCTGTTCCATAAATTTCAGAGTAATATCCATTTCCATCAATAGTATTTCCTCTTCCAAAAATATTAGAAAAATCTCCATAATTATTTACTTTTATATCTCTTCCTACAGAAAGTATATCTACTCCAGTATAATAAGAATCTCTTCCACCTAACCAGTTTCCAGTTCCAGAAACAACTATACAATCTCCAAAAACTTGAGTATCTTTAATTATTCCTTGATTTCTTTTTCCAGCGATATAATTTCCAGAACCATTATATATTATATTAGAATCACCCAAAAGATAACTTTCAACAACTGGTTTTTGAATTCTATTAAAATCTCCAAGAATAAAATTGACATCGCCATAACCAGTATTGCTATGTCCATAAATTTGATTTGTTAATCCTGCATTAAAATTTAGTCTTCCATAAACGTCAACTTCAATTCCGCTTACATCATTTTCTAATCCATATACAGAAATTTTTTCAAGTGCTCCACTTTTTATTTTAATTAAATTATTTCTACCATAAACTAATGTATTTTTTCCGCTGATCTTATTAAGATCTCCATAAACTAAAGAATTTGCTCCTGCTTCTGTTTGATTTCCTATATAATTATTTTGACCAACAATAAAAGATCCGCTAGAAAAAAATTCACCAGTATTATAATTACCAAATATTTTTACTTGTCTAGTATTATTTAATCTATTATCATGACCATTCACTTGTAAATCTATTCCCGTAATATAATTATTTTTACCAACTATATCAGAATTACTTCCTGAAACGTAATTTCCAGATCCAATTACTTTTAGATTGATTCCAGTTGTAGAGTTTTTATGTCCAAAAACTGCATTAAAACTTCCAGTTGTAAGATTGAATTGACCAACTGATAGATTGTATACTCCAACTGTATTATTTGTATGACCTAATTCTGTATGCCCACCATTTAATCCAGATATTATTCCAGAACCATTTAATATGAAATTTCCATCATAAAGCCTAAGAACGCAAGATCCGACATGAGGAATACGAGCGTCGGTCCCTTTTCCACTAATCATTAAGTTTCCGCTAATAAATCTATATCTACCATAACGATTATTCAAATCATCAATAATATATGGATCTAAATTATGAGTAACAAAATATGAGTCACTTTGAAATCTATTTAAATTATCTAGAGTAACTTTGTATGTTACTCCATTTTGAACAACAGGAATTAGATCTCCAGTTTTTTGGTATGTATTTTCGAATAACTGAGATATTTTTTTATTTGCCATTTACAAATTCCTTTTACCTATTATAAATTTACACTTAATATAATACCGAAAGATTACTAACCAATAAATCTTCATCCTCTTGATATAAATAAGATCCATCAGCGTAAATTTTTTGAACATCTATATTTAAAGATTGAGGCGTTTCATTTGTTATATAAGCTATTTCTAAATCATTAGTTTCCCAAACTTTAACTCTATTGTTATACAAACCACCAGAAACAAAAACCATACTATCTTGATAATTTGTATTAATTAATTTTATATTATTAAATTGACCAGCTTCTGTATCATTCCAATTTCCATTTAATCTTCCATTTACATCTTGAAAACCAGCAGTTTTAGAAATTTGATTATTATGATTTAAACCCCAACCAGTTATAGTTTCATCATTAAAAATTACCATTGTATGAAACCATCCTGCGTGAATCGATTTAACATTATTTAATTTTCCAACTGGAGTATTATCCCAATTTCCAGCAAATACTCCACTTAAATTATTTCCATTTATAATTCCAGCCACTTGACCATCATCGTTCCAACCCCAACCTGTAACTTTTCCATTATTTAAAAGAGCAAATGAGTGAAGGTGACCTGCGCTTACCATTTTTACCCCAGTCAAGCCATTACCATTTGATGATTGAAAATATTCATCATCTCCCCATCCAGTAACTGTTCCACCGCTAATATTTATAATTCCTAAAGAATGATATCCTCCAGCACTTATTTTAGTAATATTAGATAAAAATTTTCCACCAGTAGCTTGATTGTAAGTATTATCTCCCCAACCTGTTATTGTACCATTACTTAAAAGAGCAAGAGAATGATATGCTCCAGCACTTATTCCAGTAATATTAATAAGTTTTCCAACTTCAGTACTACTCCAATTTCCAGTAAATAAATCATTTATATCGTTACCAATAATTGATGAAGTTACTTGACCTTCATCGTTAGTACCCCAACCAGTTACAGTTGTATTAGAAAGTAAAGCTAATGTATGAGCATAATTTGTTTCAATTTTTACTACATTATTTAATTTTCCAGGTTTTGTATTTTCCCATGTACCAGTAAAAAATCCATCAAAATTATTTTCATTTATACTATTAGTTAATTGTCCATAAGAATTATATCCATAACCAGTTATATTTCCATCATTAAAATTTATATAAAAATAATTTAATCCTAAACTCAAACCAGAAATTGATTTATAAACGAAATAGTCTCCTATAAATTGATTCCAAATATCTACAAGATCTGGAGTGTCTACATTTGTTATATTTGATTTTGCAACAATATTATTATAATTATTTTTTAGTTTCCAAGTATTTGTATAGGAATCAAAATATATATATTTATTATCTAAAGGAAACTTTTCTACGCTTATGTAATAATTTTTGTCATTAAAAGTCGTATTACTAGAATATATTCTACTTAAATCAGAAGAAGGGTCTACATTCAAAAACACACTTTTATCATCAGATTCAATTAATATAAAATCTTCAATTTTTTCTATACCAAGAATTCCAGACATTTGTAAACTTCTATCATAATTTTGTTTGTCTGTAAGAGTTGAAAAATTAAACGTAGCAGTTTTTTTACTTCCTATAGTAGAAGAATAAGAAACATTATCAAATTTACAATTAAAAAATTCATAGTTAAAAGCATTTTTAAATCTTTTTTCAAAAAGACTAGATTGATTTTGTCCACTCCAAATAAAATTAGGATCATAATTACAATAATTTTCACAATTTATTTTTATATTATATTTTTTATTGCAATCATTGCCTACAAACGATAACAAATTTAAATCATTATTGTTCTCTACAATTAAATCAAGTTTAAGATTTATTGTAAATGGAGTATTAACTTGTCTATCCATTGGAAGTTTATAACCAATTGCTTCCATTTTTTCTCTTTCAAAATTAATTGTAAATTCATAAGCTGTAAAAGAAGATCCATTTAAATTTAAAAGATTAGCAGTATCTGATTCATTAATTTCTATTTTTATATCTGATGGCAGTAAAGCTGATATTGGATTTCTTGAATCAATTTCTGAGGGAATATTAAATTTAATTTCATCATTTGGAATATTAGTTTTTGGATTTACATAAGGAGTATTAACTCCGCTTCCACTTAATTGGAAAGACATATTTTCACCAATATATGTAACTCCCGCTCTTATAAAATCTCCTACTTGTCCTTTTTGAGTATAAGAAGATATATAGCAATTTCCAAAACTTATTGTTTTAGTATTTTTAGATCTTTTATTTGCACTTCTTGATATAAAAGTTTGATCATCTGGATCAAAAAATGTTTCATTTAAATTTTCATTTTGATCTTCTTCATTTTCTGAAACGGCAATAAAAATATTTCTTTGATCTTTTGTATTAAGAGGCCAATAAGGATCATTAGTTACGCAATCGTATTCAGTTACATTAGGAATTTCTTGTCCAAAATTTTCTCCAAAAATATTTAGACTTGAATTAAAGTAGGTTAAAGATGTTCCGTAACTTGTAGCAATTTTATTTACATTTTCAAATTTACCTACTATTGTAGAATTCCAATCTCCAGTAAATATTCCGTTTACATCATTATAAGAAATATTTTGATTTAATTGTCCAACGTTATTAAATCCCCAACCAGTAATTTTATTATTTTCTAAAAGTGCAAGAGTATGAAACCATCCTGCATGAATTGATTTTACTCCAGTAAGTTTTCCAACTGGAGTAGTGCTCCAATTTCCAGTAAAAATACCACTATTATTATTTAAATTTTTTACTCCAGCAATTTGACCATCATCATTCCATCCCCATCCAGTAACTGTTCCATTATTAAAAAGTGCAAATGAATGCAAATGACCAGCACTGACCATTTTTATTCCAGTTAAATTATTTCCTTTTGATGACTGAAGATATTCATTATCTCCCCATCCAGTAACTGTTCCATTATTTATATCTCTTATTACTAAAGAGTGATACCCTCCTGCAGAAATTCCAATAATTCCAGTTAAATTATTTCCACCAAGAGCTTGTCCAGAGGAATTATCTCCCCATCCAGTAATTGTTTTATCATTCAATAAAACTAACGAATGATATGCTCCAGCACTAATTGCACTTGCTCCAGTTATATTACTTATTGGAGTATTATTAAAATTTCCAGTAAATAAAAAATTTTCATCATTATAAATAGTAGTTCCAACCGCTTGTCCTTCATCATTACTTCCCCAGCCAATTACAGTATCATCAGAAAGTATAGCTAAATTATGCAAATAATTAGAACTTATTTTTTTAATTCCATTTAATTGTCCAATTGAAGTAGCAGAAAAAAATCCAGTAAATTGTCCATTACTATCATTTTCATTTAGAGTATTAGTTATTTGTCCTTCGCTATTGTCACCAAAACCGATTAATCTACCATCACTTTTTAAAATAAATGCATGATAAAATCCAGCTGTAATATCAATTAAATTATATAAATATGCATTTTTTCCTAAATAATATGGAACAATATTAGAAATAACATTTTTATTTGGACTTATATGTTTCCTGTATTCAAAACATTTAGAATCTATTGGTAAACCTTCTCCTCGTATTGTATCTGGAATAACTTCAGGTTTAATATAATCTCTATTCAAAAATCCACTAAAAAGAAATAAAGGTTCACTATTATCTGTTCTATAAAAATATTTATCTCCAGTATATGGATAATCTAATCTCGGATAGTTAACATTAAATCCCATGCGAGCTTCATTTCTTAAAGAAGATAAAATATAAGAAAAAGATATATCGACTTCTGGATTATTTATGCTGACACTATCTACGTAAGATTTTCCAGAATTTAATTGATTTATAATCGTTCTGTTTGATCTTATTTGATAAGAAATATCTTGTATTCTATCTAATCTTTTTAATAAATTATGGTTTCTTGGAAAAGTATTTTGATTTTTATCTTTAAGTATAACATTACTTATTACTGCTGGATTTGGGCTAATATGCTTAAAGTCTTCATAAGTTACATAAGGAAAGTCTTCATGATTATTATTTAGACCACCAGAATAATTGATAAAATGATAACCGCTAGCTGGACAAGGACCAATAAAAATATCTTGAACATTATAATTTATCCTATTTCTAGACATATTGACCTTTTACCTCTATAAAATTTACACGATAATTAAAATTTAAGTGTATTTATATTTAGGATGAATTATAATTCTGAAAACTACGGCTTTGAACAAATTCAAGCCGCTCGTAAAGGTCCAAAATCAGCAGCTCAAACTCCAGCAAAACCAGGTGAAAAAAGAAAAGGTTCTTCACGTAATAAGCCAGGAAGCGCAGGAACAAAAAGTGATAAAGCAATTGAATTTTCTAAAAAAGTAATTGAAGCACTTAAAAATAAAGTTAAAGACCATAATTCTAAAAATAAAAAGAAAGTAACTTTAAATCAACTTAAAAAAGTATATCGTCGTGGAGCAGGCGCTTTTTCTTCTTCTCATCGTCCAGGAAAAACTCGCGGTCAATGGGCGATGGCAAGAGTAAATATGTTTCTTAGAATGGTTAGCGGTAAACAAGTAAAAGATGCTTACCGTAAAGCGGATAGCGATATTGCAAAAGCAAAATATGAATTTATTGCTGAAGCAAGCCTTAATCCTACTGATGAAGATTTTGAAATAGCAGACAAAGATATCGAACAATATGATTTAAATAATTTTGATTTTGTTAGTGTAGAAGAATTATATCTCGATGATGAAGAAGATCGTGTAATATATGGTTTAGACAATTTATAAAATTATGAAAAAACAAAAACATAAATTCGAATCAACATTTGCTAATATTAAAATTAGACCAGTAGTTAGCGAAGAGAAAGATAAATATTTATCTCTTGCTTCTATTGATAAATTAAAAAAGTTCTTACCAGAAATTAATACAGAAGATAATGTTGATCTTCTTCCTATCGCTTTTGATGCTTGCGTAGTTAATAGAGTAAATAAGAATGGTGATGTAATGGATGGTGCTACAGCAGCTAAAGTAACAAAGAATTTTATTAATAAACCAATTAATATTGAACATAATCGTACTCAAGTTATTGGATGTATTGTATCTGCTAACTTTAGTAAATTTGGCTCTAACGAAAGTTTATCAGTGGATGAAATTAAAGATATGAAAGCTCCATTTAATATTACTCTTGGTGGAGTTATCTGGAAAGTCGTTAATAAAGACTTAGCAGAACAAATCGAAGAGAGTAATGATCCTACTAGTGAAAATTATATGAGTATTAGTGCTAGTTGGGAATTAGGATTTAATGACTATAATTTAGTAGTATTAGATGATGGCGAGAAAAATATTGAAAATGCTCAATTTATATCTGATGCTAAACAAATTGAAAAATATACTGATAAATTAAGATCTAATGGTGGCACAGGAAAAATCGAAAATAATAAATCAATTTACAGACAAGTTCTTGGAAAAGTAGTTCCTCTAGGTATAGGACTAACCCTAAACCCAGCCGCTGATGTGCAGGGTGTAGCCGTAAAAACTGAAGATCCAGTTGAATTAAAAATCAATGAAAATCAAAGTTCTGAGGAACAAAAAACTGAAGAATTGCCCTTAGAGGATAATGCTTCAGAAAATAATATTTCCCAAGAAGAGACTTTAAATGTAAAAAAGGAGAGGATATATATGAAAATAACCAAAATTGAAGATATTACAGACGCACTGCTTAAGGAAGTAACAGCTAGTTCTGTTACTGAATTTGTAGCAGAAGAAATTAGAAAGGCTAACGATCAATTCCTAGCCCAAAAAACAGAAAAAGAGAACGAACTTAAAGCTGCTAATGAAAAAGCAGCAACTCTTGCTTCTGAACAAGAAGTTGCAAAAAAACAACTTGAAGAACTTACCCAAAAATTAGCTTCATTAGAAGCTGAACAACTTGCTAAAGCTCAAGAAGAAGCTTTCAATATGCGCATGGCATCATTTGACGAAGAATACGAATTGAATGATGACGAGCGTAAAGTTTTAGCAGCAGATATCAAAGACATGAATGATGAATCTTTCTCTGCTTATAAAAATAAAATGGCTGTTATTATGAAAGATAAAAATAAAGAAGCCAAAAAAGCTAAAATGGAAAAAGAACAAAAAATGAAAGCTTCAGAAGAAGTAAAAGCTTCAGAAGTAGTAGCACAAATTTCTACAACCCAGGAGGTTGTTGAACAAGCTGTTGATAATGGATCAAAAGCTTCAGTCGAAATTCCAAATTCCGCACCAGTCGCAGAGCCAACCATACGTGAAAAATATGCTAAAGCTTTCGATTTCAGTGGATTTGAAATTGTTAATAAATAAAGGAGAAAATATATATGGCACATAATTTAAGACCATTTAGACAATACAACGAGGCAGATGTTGTTAATCTATTTGCTTACAGTGGAACAGCAGAGAATGGTGCTGCTGGCATTGTTGCAACCAAAGGATTAGCAGTTAAAGCCACCGTTGGATGGACAAATGATGCTAACAGTAACCCAGTAGAATTACTAGGTAGCGTTGGCGCTTCATACAATAATGTTGTATCTCAAAGATACGGAGTAAAACCTAAGATTGGAATCGCTGCTTCTGGTGATTCAATTCTAGGATTGACACTTATGGATGTTCGCGAACTAGATGAAAACGGTGAAAAACTCATTTTCAATCCTCGCAAAGCAGCCGAAATGGGAGTTGTAGTTAGTGGACAAGCAGTTCCAGTTCTAACAAAAGGTTTAGTAACCTATAGTGGTGCATCAAACGTAGCACTCGGATTTGTTGCTTTCGTTAGTGGTACTGCTGGTGAGCTAGCTGGTGCAGCTAGTCTTCCAAATGGATACACTAAAGTTGGCAAATTCTTGAGCAACAATGATGCAAACAATACAGCTCTGCTCAAAATTGAGCTCTAATTCTTAAAGGAGAATATTTAAAATGAAATTAAAACTAAAAAATACCCCAGAGCAAGTAGAGCTAATCAAAGCAATGGCTAGCCGTGAAGGTTCCGTTGCCCAAGAAGCTCAAGAAGCTTTTGCAGCTTTTATCGGACCAGTTGTAAACAAAGTCCTAATGGAAGCAGCAACCTCTAGCGCAGTCTATACTGACCTACCTTATGATGAAGATGATAGTCCCTCTATTCCTCTTGATCTATTCCAAGGTGAAGGTGAAGGTCTAGTCTCCGTTTGGAGTCAAAATGTAGCAGGTGGTCTTCCAACTTCAACAGTTGAAGGTCTATCTGAATTGAAAGTTTCTACCTATCGTCTAGATAGCGCAGTTTCTTTCCTAAAACGTTATGCCCGTCGTGGTCGTCTTGATGTTGCTTCAAAAGCAATCGAGAGAATGACCAATGAAGTTCTCATCAAACAAGAACGTAATGCTTGGGCAGTAGTACTAAAAGCTCTTGCTGATAGTAGTAACACTGTTGACATGGGTTCTAATGCTGGTGAAACTTTCACCCTCTCTAGTTTAAATACTTTGGTCAAAAATGTAAAGAGATTGAATAGATCTTATGCTGGTGGCTCAACCAACAGTTCATATGGTTTAACTGATATCTTCATTAGTCCAGAAAGTATGAGTGACATCCGTGCATTCGCTTACAATCCAGTAGGCGGTGGCCTCGCAAAGACCGCAACCCCAGCTATCACAGACATTGCCATAATCAATGATCTTCCAGCTGGTGTTCGTGAAGAAATCTATCGCGGTGGTGGAAGTCAAGAAATTTATGGAATCAGCATCCATGAACTAGTTGAACTTGGTGCAAACCAAAAGTATACTAAACTCTTTAATGAGTTTTATAATGGTTCAAACAACTTTGCCGATTCAGATGATCTCGTAGTAGGTCTTGACCTAACTAAAGATGCATTTGTTCGCCCATTAGCTCGTAACGCTGATTCTGGCAGTACCTTCACTGCAATGCCTGACGATCAATTCGTTGCCCGTTCTGAGAAAATCGGATTCTACGGTTCTCTCGAAGAAGGTCGCGTTTGTATCGATTCACGCGCAGTAGCTGGTATCGCTATCAATCGCTAATTAATCTTTAGATTAATATCAGAGGCCCACAGGATAATCCCTGTGGGCTTCTTTTTTTATTAGACATTTCTAACTTTAATATATACAATATAGTATAGGAGAAAATATGCCAAAAAAGAAAAATAAATTAGATTCACTAACTCAAACTCATGCTCAAGTAGAAAGCCCAAGAACATTAGACCAAGTATGGGGAGATTCTGGTCAAGGTAAGTATGGAACACTAGTTCTTGCAGAGTATCAAAAATATTTAAAAGAATTAACTAAAAGTGACATTCAAGCTCACGCAATCAAAATAGGCCTTATTCCTGTAGACAACAGAGACACTCTAGTAAAAAGACTAGAAAGAGAATTCAATAAACATGTTTCTCTTTATCAACCAGCACCAAAAACAAAAAATGATCTTAAAATTAGTAAATCTGCAAGAGATATTCTAGCAGAAGGCCGCTAATTTTGTGTAATATTTGTTGTTAGTCTGCCTAAAAGCAGCAATTTAGCGCAAGCTAATAACAACAAATATATGGCACAAAGATTTAAGGCTAAGACATTACTATCAAATAGTGGCGTTTTTAATAACGAAGTAGTTGCTCCTAATCTCGTTTACAATACTGGTAATCAAACTATTAGTGGAGATAAAACTTTTTCGGCTATTAGTTTATATGATCCAAATGATCGAATGCAAATTAGTATTTATCCATCTGGAGAAGGAAGTATTGCTGGGCCATTCATTGGTTCTAACGAATATTTAACAATTGCTGGTTTTAATAGAGCTCAAAATATAAATCTCAATGAGGAATATGTAAAAATTACAGCTGGAAGCGGAGCTTCTAGTATAGAAGTAAATTATAATGGATCAATTTATTTAAACGGCAAAACAGTTGGAAAGACTGGCACTTTTGAAAAACTTTATGCTGACAATTTAGTTTACAAAACTGGCGATCAAACTATTTCTGGGATAAAAACTTTCGCAACTGGAGTAAATATTAGTGGTCATGTGGGTATTGGTATTAATAATAATGATAAATTCGGATTGTATGTTAGAAAATCTGCAGCAGGAGTTACTGTAAATCCAGATGCGGGTAGTATTGCTGTGTTTGAAGGAAGTGGAAATTCTCATATAACTGTTCTAGCATCAAATGCGCAAACTGCTGGTGTGGTACTTGGTAGTCCAGCTGATAACTTTGGTTCATACTTAAGCTGGAATCATGATAACAGTGCTTTGAAGCTTGCAACCGCAAAAACTAGTGGTTTTATACAAATCTTGACTAACGATGAAAATGAAGCTGTAAGAATTACAAGAAGTGGTGATGTTGGTATTGGCACAATTTCTCCATCTGAAAAATTACAAGTAGTTGGAAATATATTAGCAAATAATCTTGTATATAATACTGGAAATCAAAGTATAAGTGGAAATAAAACTTTTGTTACAGGAATAGTAGCTCCTAATTTAGTTTATAATACTGGTGAACAATTTGTTTCTGGATTAAAACAATTTGACACAAGACCAACTGTCAATGGTACAGGAGTTCTTCTTAGTGGTGAAGCAGCAAGTCTTCCAACAACTATAGTTTATACCACTGGTAACCAAACTATTAGTGGAGTAAAAACTTTTCAAACTGGAGTAGTAGTTTCTGGCAACCTTCAAGTTTCTGGATCTGGTATTTTTAATTCTGTTGATTTAAATAACGTAGATACTCTAAGTCTTTCTGGAGTAAATGTAACTATAACAAATGGAAATATTGCTTTAACAAATCGTCCAACAGTAAATGGCACAGGAGTTCTTTTAAGTGGATCTACGCCATTTGTTATGAATTTTGGTCATGTACGACATAATACAACCGCAGGTGATCAAAGACATTATTTTGGACCACCAATAGAGATTAGTCCAGTTAGTTTAGCTAATAATGAAAAAAGAAGAGTTCAAATACTCCAAGACTGTTTTTTAAGAAAAATTGTATGGACTAGTTTATCAAGAGATAACGCTCCAACCCCAAGTAATGCAATGACTGGATATTTTAAAAATTTTGGAAACAATGCGCTTACTGATGATCCATCTTCAGGAATTCAAGTCACGTCCGCAATAAATATTCCTTCGACAAACACAATGTACTCTAACTCTACTGGAACTTTAAATATACCAATAACAGGTGGAAATTATGTATCTTTTTATTATCAAAGTAATTTTAATGCTGGATCTAATAATCAGGCCTCTGGTTTAGGGGTCAATGTTTATGCATACTTTGAGTAGAAGACGAGATGCAGAAGCCAAATTAATTGAAGAATCGTTAAAAGTGTAATAGTTATTATGAAAAAGGTATTATTGTACGTTTAATTATTAGATATTAAATATTTTTTCTTTTATAATAATGTGTAATATACTATGAAAACTATGTTATCTAAAATATTTGGCCCAAATTGGAGATCTAGCTCATCTGGCATTGCAACAGTTGTAGCAGTTTCTACTGCAATAGCAATTCATTCTGACCCTTCATTAGTAGCATTTCTTCCAGATCATGCAGAATCTTATATCACAGGAATTTCAAAATTAATTGCAGTTGTATCTGGTATTATTTTTGCATTAACAGTAAAAGATGCAGCAGTTACTGGTGGAACAGTAGCTCAAACAAGTGAAGCAAAAGATAGAACACATGGAGAAAACATATGAATAAATTACAATTAGCCGCAGTTGCTCTTTTGAGCGTATTTCTTGGAGCTTGTGCCACAACCAATACTGGAAAAGTTGATGTTGCAACAAGTGTTGAAAACACTCTTCCTTATGTTAAACCAGCAGTAATATTAGCTTGCACCGTTGTTCTTGATCAAGCCGTTTCTGGTAGCGATAGAATTGAAAAAGCTAAAATGATAAACAACGTTGCAGCAATTGTAGAAGCACTAACAGTTGGAAATACTCCAACTCCAGAACAACTTCAAAAAGCTCTTAACGATTATCTTCCAAGTGAAAAAACTCATTGGGCAAATTATGTTACTGTTATCAAAGATCTTTATGCTCAACAATTTGCTAGACTAAATGGAAATGGTGCTCTTGCAGTAAAGGTACTTAACGCTATTGCTTCTGGATGCAAAGATGCAACAGCAAGTTACGTAGAGTAATCATGCCAACTGGAATATTAACAGCATTACTTTCAGCAGTATCTGGAATATTCGCAGCAATCAATAACGTATTCGGCGCAAAGAACACAAAAGAAATGAAAGAGCGCCAAGAAGCTCAAAAAGAAGTTGACCATCAAAGTGGAATCGAAAATGCAGTAAAGGAAAAAGACCTTGAAGAAGCTCGCAAGCATATTAGTTCTTAATTTTCTTCTTGTTGGTTGCGCTACTGTGACACCAAATAAAATACAAGATGACAAATCATCTTATGATGCAACTACTCCAAAGCAATATGATAAAGATAATGGTGGATTAATTTCTTTTGTTGGTGATGATGCGCTTATTACTCGTCAAGCGCGTGAAAGATATAATAATTTAATTAAAATGTATAGAATCAAATTTAAAAAAGAAAAGGCAATTGATCTAACTGAAGACTCTGGAATAACTCCTTACAAAGATAATTTTGGAAATCAATTATTTCTTATTAGTAGCGAACATCTTGTTTATTTTGGTGTTATGAACTCTTGGTTAAAAGAAAAAGTACCTCAAGATAATATACTAGACAAGACAATAGATAAAATAAATAATTAAATTATATGCCCGCTACTTATTCGTATGATGCAGGAACAGACTCTTATTTTGTAACTGGTGGCTGCGGTGATGCAACTATAATTATAACAGATACACATGATGATGGAAGTAATGGGGTTCGTCCAGTAACAAGAATTAATGCTGACACTTTTGTAAATTGCACAAGTTTAGTAACTCTTATACTAGGCAATAACGTAACAACAATTGGACGTCGAGCTTTTCAATATTGTAGTAATTTAACTTCAGTTACATTTCCTACAAGTAGTTTAACAACAATTCGTCGTGGTGCGTTTTGGGGAACTGGATTGATTAGCGTAGCTATCCCAAACTCTGTAACAAGTATGGAAGATAGTATATTTGTAGATTGCATTAATTTAGCTAGTGCTACTTTACCAATTAACGCAACTATAACTACAGTTCCTCAAGGAACATTTGTAAATTGCACATCATTAACATCAATAACTATACCTTCAAATTATACTACAATTGCACAAGACGCTTTCACCATATCTGGTTTACAAACAGTAGTATTAAATGAAGGATTATTAGATATTAGAACTCAAGCTTTTTATGGATGTAGATCTTTAAGAGGTACTTTAACTATTCCTAATAGCGTAATAAGTATTCGAAATAGAGCATTCGAAAAAACAGGAGTGGCTCCATCTGGATCAAATGAATTTAATGTGGTAATTGGCTCAGGAGTAACAAGTCTTCAGTCTCATTGTTTTTATGAATGCTATGCTAAAAGTTTTACTTTTATTACAGGAAATTCATCAATGCTTATTGGTCCTGGAGTATTTTTTGGTTGTATTTATTTAACAAATTTATCTATTCCAAATTCTGTAACTACTATATATCCATATAGTGTGGATCCAGCTGGTTTTCGTTATACAGATGCACCATTTACTGGAACTACTTTAAATTCTTTAAGAATTGGAAATGGATTAGTCGTAAATTCTCTCTCTTCTGGCGGTACGAGTCATCTTGATTTTTCTCAAATATTTGTTGGAGCAAATATATCAAATTTAGTACTTGGAAAAGGAATAATTGAGGTGGAGCAGAATTCATTTTATAGTTCTGGAAATACATTTAGAACTAATTTAAAATCTATAACTTTTGAAGGTAAAATGAGGGGATTATTCAATACTTCTACTTTTGGTACTTTGTATAGGCCTATGCCAAATTTAACTGAAATTTTTTTTGATGAATTTACTGATGAATTTATTATGGGCGATGATACTTATTTTAATGTAAATTATGATATAAAAATTTATATTAAACCAAAACAAAATTTAAGGATATTTTAAAAATGACAAATATTTCTACTAATAAAGGTTTAGGAAAAATTAGTATTAAAAACTTCGCAGATTCTATAAGCTATAATGGTCCAAATCTAATAAAAAATCCTAAATTTGATCAAGATAATTTATATCCTTATTATGGATATGATCAAAATTATTTTGGAGATACTACAAATGGTACAATTATTATGTCTAAATATTGGCATAATTCGCCATTACGATTTGATCCATCTTCATATGTAACTTTATTTCGTAAAACTTTTCATATAGCAAAACCACCATATGATATGTTACCACTCCGTGCTCCATTACAAAAAAGATTCATGAAAATTTTACCAGTTGGAAATAGATTTCCAGATCTAAACACAGACCTTGGATTAATAAGAACTATTTCAAGCGTACCTTCTCCAGCAAATGGAGCAGGAAATACAGATTCAACAAGTTGGGTAAAATATTCAGCAGAGACAATAGGATTTCGGAGTTTGAGTTCAGATGGATTTGGATCTTCTCAATATCCTATATCAGTGCCAGCAGAAGCAACAACTGTTAATTTTGGATGCTCTGTTAGAATAGCAAAAAATGATCAATTAAGACCTAAAAATTTTGGTGGAATATTTATTAATTTTAAAAAATCGACTTATAGAAGTTATGTAAATTATATTGCAGTATGTGGAAACGAAGTTCCAACACTTCTAGGAGATGGCAATCCATATACAACGTTTAATGCAGATGCAGATTCTAATGCAATGTCTCAATGGTTAGGACCAAATACATCAAAAGTAAAAGTAAAAAAATTATCTCAAACCTTTCAAGATGATACTTATGATAGTTGGAGAATTATAAATGGATCTG